GGCGTATTGTTAACCAAAATTGTACCCGGCGATGTAATTGCTGCCGTAGTGGTAGTCGCAAAAGAAACGCTAGTAGGCGTAGAGCTAGTAACCGTCCAGACCCCATTCCAAGAGTTTGGAGAAGCTCCAGAAACAGTAATGGTCTCGCCAACGTCAATCGTGATTGTAGCGCCAGTAAAATTAATGGTTCCGGTAGAGCCAGTTCCAGAAGCGGAAGCGGCAGTTAATATGATTGGAGACTGTATTGGGCAACTAACTAAAACCTCTCCCCAGTTATCCAAGGTCCAGTTATTAGCTTCAATAGGAACGCCCGTTGATGGCGTTACGGCAGGACCCGTTCCGTATCCTCCTGATCCATATCCGCCAATGCCATATCCAGAACCTGCTGGAACGGCTCCAATACCAAAGCTGTAAATGTATCTTGCTTTGCCGTTATTGATCGATCCAGAGGTTGTTGATGTGGCGTTTTGCTGAGCGTAAATAACAAAAGAATTGGCATTTATTACGTTTTCGACAATGTAGTTGCCAAATAAAGTCAATCCGCCAACTTGCGTAAGAATCAAAATAGGAAACGTGCTTCCAGCATTAAATCCATGATTGTTTAAGGTTACTGTTACTTGGTTTGATCCGCTAACAGTGGCTAAACTTGGAACATAAGCTGTGGTCGATGTATTCGGAACAGGTAAATTGTTTCCAAATTGATCAGTAGCAAAAATAGTGTATTGGTCTGGGCTTAAATATCCATTTGGATCGCATGAATATAATCCAAATAAAACAACACCGCCAATGCTAATGTGAACCGGAATGTAAACGGAGTCATAAGAAGTAATGTTTTCAATCGTGGTGTCTGTTATTACAACTGCAGCGCTTCCGGCAGTTGTAGACAGCGCCAAAGAAACATTGTCAGTAGCTGACCTAGGCGTTATGTCTTTTGAAGACCCGTTACTGATTGAGGTCAATTGAGACTGATAGGTGTTTGGCAAGTCTTGAGTTCCACAAGCCAAATAAGACTGAGACTCAGTATCTTCCCATGCCCACAAAGCTCTTGGAATTGCGCTAATTGTGTTTGGATAAAACTTGGTCCATCCGCCAAGCTTCTGAACCAACCCAATTCCGTTTCGGTCATAAATAAAGCGAATGAGGTTGCAGTTTGAGATACCTGCCTCATTCAATGTTGGCGTTTCGTTTTGATCAACGCCTGGCTTTAATTTTAATGACGCATGCGGCATTTTATCTTACCTATTGGGGCTTGCTGCAACAGCAGGAGACATAGAAGACCATGCAGAAGCAGAGAACTTTTTACGAGCTTCTTCAACAGCAGCCGATGTTAATAACGTCTTATACTGAGCTTCATAGCTTTGAGCCATAGCAGGATCATCACTCATGCGTCCAAAGTTACGCTGGAATGCGCTTAAGTAAATCATGCTGGCCATGATGAGAAGATCAGGCAAGTAAGTGCTAATGAATGTGGTATTGGTTCCAGCCTGACCTGCGTTTGCATATTGATACAAGGTAGGAAGCCTTGACGTTCCAGTCACCGTCACCGTGTAATTATTGTCAGGATATGGCCCAAAAATAATGTTGGTGTAAGTATCTCCGCCAGTAGAAGCATCTCCGCCGTACATCGCAAAATAAATGGGCGGAGCAACCGTTGACGATATTCCGTAAACATTTTGAATGACTTCCTTACTTACAGGCATGATTGGATAGCTTGACCCATCATTTCCCGTAACCTCAATTGTCTGCAAAGTAACGAAGTCATTTACAGAAATCTGCAATTGATTGTTGCCGTAAGCCAAAGTATAAGTCTTGGCATTGAGCGATGGCAGCAAGTCCAAATCGCGCTGAATACGCAATTCTGCGTAGTTCAGCATCTGTGGAATGATGTTATTAAAAGCGGTATCTACGCCAACAACAACGCCGCTAGAAGTCGTAGTGTTTACGACTGCCATCGTACCTATTTGAGTGACGTAACCGTTGTAGGTTAACGGCGTTGTGTTTGGCGTTGACATGACCTTCCCCTAAATTAATTTGCTTGAGTAGGGGCTTTAGGCTGTAAAGAAGCGACTTCTGTCTTTGCCGCGCTTTCAGCGGAAACCAATTCAGATTTTACTTCTGAAACAACTTCTTTTTCAGATTTGTTTTCAAAGTGAACATATAGAGAGCAAGCAAACCATCCAGCAATGAAAAACACACACGCAAAAACGATACTCATAAAAACTCCTTATTAATTCCAAGGCAACTTGCCAGTTAAGGTCTCTGACAAAACTACTACTCCACCAAAAAGCAATCCTGCAACCAAAACAATACCGATAAACAGATTCATTATCAAATCAAATCTTGCCTGAGCCTCGTCAGCCTCTCTCTGCATTCTGAGCTTCTCAGCCTTAACCTTCTCAGTCTGCTCTTTCTTGGCCTCAAGATAGGCCTCACGCTCATCTTGGCTCATCGCCCAAATCATCGCTTGTTCTTCCTCGTAAGCCTTCTTCTTGAGCAATACCTGTTTGGCCAGCTCATTAGAAGACGTTACGGCGGCATCGTGATCAGCAATAGCGGCGTTTGTGGCTCTTTTGGCGATTCGAGTAGTGGCCTTCTTGTTGTTCAAGTTGGCCTGAATAGCCTTTTTGTCAGCATTCTTTTCCTTGTATTGCTTGTACTCTTCCGCTGTCTGAGCAATGTCTTTGACTAGACCCTTACCTTCTTTCAATACCCCACGAGCGGCCTTGAGCGTTCCCTCAGCCTGATTAAGTGGGTTGGTAATATCGTCTAATCCAGCCATTACTTGATCTCTTTACCTGCTTGTAAGTCATGCAAGGATAAGCCGCCACTGTATTGGAAATGAGCCATTTCTTTAAACGATTTCCAATCTCCGGCCCATTCTAAACCAGCCGCTTTACCCAGTTCCGCAACCTTTTGCCAGACTGGATGAGAACAATCCCAATCAGGCTTCCCGTTAACCAAGGGAACAATATCAATAGCGCAGCGGTAATTATGAAAAGACTCACCAGCCTTTGCATTTGTAACGATTTTTCCCGGCGCAGTTCTTCCTTGGGCATACAACGCATTTTGCGACTCCATGTCTCGGTATGTCGATGTGACTAAAATATCGATACCGTGATTCTTGGCATCGGCCAAAAACTGATCTACCCGTGCCTTAACAACAGGCAATAAATCTTCTAAATTTCTTGAATTAATCATGATGGGTCCACCGGAGTTGATTTGTGCAAAAGATCATCTTTCTTTTGGCTAGAAGCAGATGATCCAAAATAGAAACTGATAATTCCAGTCCAAGCAGTGCCTAAACTGCCTAACATAATCATCACTTCGTCACCCTTTACTACTCGCCCCGACATCAAGGCAAACAGGATTCCAAAAAATCCAATAGTGACAATGATGGCCATTGCAGGCGGTATCCAAGAATGATTGGCAATCTGCATTTTGCGAGCAGAGTCTCGATCCTCATTCTCAAGCTTGGCAAAATCCAAACCCATTTCCTGAGCCTTGGCTTTTAAAGCCAACTCAGCTTGCTGCAGAGCCGCTACTTGATCGCCGCTTAATTTGCCTGAATCCAATACTCGTTGCGCCTCATCTGCTGGAACGCCTAATTTGCCAGCCAAAGCTTCAACGGCCATTCCAGCCAAAGGACCGCCCAGAGCCGAAGCCACGGTAGGTGCAAGCTGCTTTAAAAATGAAAGATCCATATTAAACTCCTATTTAATTGGCTTTCCAGCAAAAAACATCAAGCCAGAAATAACAGCAATTCCAACCAACCAAGCAAGTTTACGCAGGACGTTTTGGCCAATCTCGGCATAAACAATATTCAAAGCTTTGCGAGCAGCTTTTTCCGCAATCGCGTCCATTTGTTGTTCTGTTAAATCAGTCATCGCCAGTCTCCTAGTTGGCCATCATCACGACCCAGTTAGAGCCGTCAGATTGAAGCATGGCGAATTTTCCTGCTGTCGCAGACAGTATCGCCGTCCCTGCTGTCGCTGAACCTAACGGGACTACATTAGATGAAGCGCTCGTTAATGAATTGTTTGTAATGTTCTTAACAAACAGAATTTGACCTGGGTAACTTGACGCTGATAACAAAGTAATAACGCAGTTTGTGGTGGTTATGATTAAAGACGCATCTGAGGTTTTTTGGGTGTAAGTCCCAGCATTAATGGTTGATGGAGCCTTCAAGGTTAAAGGTCCGTAAATCGTAGTGATCAAAGCAGCCAATTGGCTCGCCGTAACCCTTACCGAGGTTCCGTTTTGCACAGCAGCCAAAATCTCTTGACCAGTCAGAGAAGTCGCTACAGGCAGGTTTGTGAATGTGACGTTTGACATGATTAAATACCCGTTTGAGGAATCTGCGTGTAGCCATATGGCAGCGTAACATCAGCAGTTGCCGCCCTAGTGGTTGCAGTGCTAATTGTCCCTGACGGAACAGCCCTATTAGTCGTATAAGTGAACACGGTAGCGGTAGTTGCTGCCGTTACGTTGTAGAATCCAGAAGCTTCTTTACTGGTCAATCCCTCAATTGAGAATTGATCTCCAGCGTGTAATCCATGAGCGGATCTGCAATTAACTGTGATCGTATTGCCGCCAGTAGAATAGACGGTAAGAACTGGGATAGTGACGTTAAAGTGCAGCTGGCCATTTAGAGGAGGCACAGCATTTTGGTCAAGATCAGCAGGGATGCCGATTGGCTGAGGCGTTAAATTCTGGCCATCTTGGGTTACCAACACGTTTTGAGGCGGATTAGGCAGGCCAGTCTGGGTGTTATAAGTGGTTGGCGCTGAGACAGCAAAATCATCTACTGAG